AGGGCCTCGAATGTACAAATCAAATCTCAACAGGACCTGAATGGCATGGCGAAACAGCGCAAGCCCAAGTCCAAACCCGTCGGAGGCCTCAAGGGGGCCAAAACCGTCGTCGTCGTCGGCACTGGTCCAAAGAAGTCACAGGCACGTACTTCCTTTGGTTCGAAGACTGCGCGCAACAATTACCTCGCGGCGATTGCAGACCCCTGGGGACAGTCGCCCGTCTCCATCCCAGATGGAGTGGGTACTCGTTCCCAAAGTTCAGTGACCAAGCACCGTGTCCCGATTACGTTTCCGTCCTCCGGTCCGTCTTTTGCCGGTGGTGTAGTTACTTACGCCGCTTGCATTCGGCCGACTGTTCAGGGCGGCCTGTTCTTCCCCGGATGGGCCCTTGCGCCCAGCCGCGCTGGTGGAGCAGTTACTGTGCCAGCCATGCACTGCTACAACGGCACCGGGTCGGACTTCGCCAACTACGTCAGCCCGCTCTTGGGCGGCGCCGGCGCGACCATCAGTGCGGCAAAGGTCAACGATTGCATCGGCATCAAGGACTTCTCGTTCTTCGCGGCCAATGCTTCGGCCATCAGACCCACCGCGATGGGGGTCAAGGCGACTTACATCGGCAACGCGCTGACCGCTACCGGCCGCCTGATTGTCAACACCCACGATGCCTACGAGCAGTTTTGCCCCTTTGACCCGCCGGTGGCCGTCCCCACGGTCGGCGCTGTCTCTGCGGTCTTCAACGGTGTGGCCGCGTACGCCGACGCGAATGATATTCTTGACGGCGATTACTCGATGGAGCAGCCTGCTACCGTCGAGGCTGAGGTCATCTGGGTCCCGGAGTTTCCGGAGAGCACATTGTGGCGCGAGTCGCCATGGGGGCAGGGCAACTCTGGCAACTACCAGAACCTCAATGTGCAGATTTCGCGCGGGTCGGTCGGGGCGGTGGTCAACAGTGCTCCGCCGATCGTGCCTGGTCCTTCCAACCAATGGTTTGGGCCGAACACGCATCCGGTCAATCCTGCA